CTGCCAGCTAAAGCTCCCCGAGATGGCGTTTTTCGGCAGCGGCCCGCTCATGTTGACAGGATCGATGTCCCGCGCGAGGATGCAGGGCTGTCCGTACAGCTCGACGTTGAGCGGAAAACAGTCCGCGCCGAGCTTAGCGGCGATGTCGCTCAAGGTCTGGTTGCCGATCCAGCCGTTGTCCAGCGCCCCGACGGAGCGCTGGATGGCGCGGATCATGCGGACCTCCTCCGAGGTTGAGCCTTTGATGTCCCTCATACCGCGCCCCCTGTCAAAAGCCACGCCATGAACGCGCCCACGACGGTCGCGATCATCAGCTCCACGACCTTCTCCCAGCGCTTGGACGGCACGGCGGTCAGGCTCCGCACATTGGCCTTGATCTCGCCGATGTCCTCCTTCATGTTCGTCTGGTCGGTCGCCAACTCTTTGACCGACAGCGCCAATTCATTCAGCGCCCGCTGATCTACCTCTAACTGCTTGATGCGCCCCTCGTTTCGGAGCGAGCGGTCCTTGACCTCCTGCAGCTTCACAGCCAAATCTTCCATAGGCGTTGTCTCTCTTTCCTTAGGATAGAGCGGGGGATATCCCCCGCTCTGTTTACTTGTTCAGCTCCGCGAGCTTCGCCGCGATGTCCTCGGGGATGGCGCAGGTCGTCATCTTGACGCAGTAGCCGTCCTCGTCGTAGGTGAGCTTGTAGCAGGGGGTGACATAGATCTCCGTGCCGGCGCGGGAAATGTCGCGCGCCATGACGGGCTGCACGATGCTGTTCTTGACACCCGAGTTTTCGCTCAGGCCCGCGGGAATGTCCGTGATTTCGATGGGCTTGCCGTCGGATGCGATTCTCTTGTAAGTAGCCATTGTGTTTCTCCTTTCTTACTCTTTCGTGATGTCCGCCGTGCCGCCGTACTCCGCCGGCACCAGCTCGGGCAGGCCGCACTCATTGATGAGGATGTCCGCCACCTGCGTCTTGAGCTTGTTCGGCACCTTGTCAAACTCCGTCTTGCCGAGGATCACTCTCTGTGCGAATAACATTGCCATCATTTCTTTACTTCCTTTCTGTAATGTAAAATATACGTTTAACGCCAGCTCGGCGATAAACTCATGCATACACGACCGCCGCCATCTCGGCGATGCAGTCCTCGTAAAATTCCGCCTGATCAGCCTGCGCGCTGACCTGCTCCTTTAAGAGCTTGTTCTCCGCCTCCAGTGCGGCGACGCGCTCCTCGGTGGTGGGCTGCGGGTCAGGCTCCGGCTCCGGCTCCGGGATGGTTCCGGCCGTCCATTTTGTCACAATAGGCGGCGTCTGTGTATCGTCCACAGTGACCTCTCCGAACGGGAAGTTGGGCGTTTCCATGCCGTCAGGAATCTCCGCCCAGCCGTCAGGGACAGCCGAGAACGTGCCTGTCTGGTTTCTGTGCGCTCCGTTGTCGAGAGCAGCGATTTCAATGATTCTCATGGTGTCCCTCCTTTAGCCGATGGCGATGTAGTGATAAGTTTTCCCAGATTCATTGTACGCCTTCTTAGCATCACCACTTTGCATAAACCATTGTATGGAGTTGTCTGTAAGTGCATCAGCATACCAATCTGACGGTGAATCTTGCGCAGCATAGCCCTGCAAAGATATCAAAAGATAGCCATATGAGCCGTATGTTTCTAAGCCCTTATCTTTTGCATATTTAGTAGCTTCAAGATTGATAAAAATTGGCTGATAGGCGCGCACATAATAACTGTCAATTTGAATCTTCACAATAATAAGCAGTTTTGGTTTTATGCTAAAAGTTAACTGAGGACCAGAGCCTGTCCTATATCCGCCTGTACCGATATAGGTGCCAATTTCATACTGTGCCTTTGTATTTGCATTATCATTTGCATTATCAATAAGCGTTTTAATCAACGCCAGCACATCATCCGGCACCGCATCGGTGGTAAGGCCGAACAGTGCCGCCGTGGCGTCCTTGAGCAAACTCGCCTTGTTGAGCGGCGTGCCCTCCTGCGTGGGCTGGTCGGCGCGCGTGAGGTCGTAAGTGTTGGCCTGTCCCGCGACAGGCTCTAACTTCACGCGCCCGGGGTACAAAGATACTCTGTCCTGCATACTGTCTCCTTTCAGACCTCTCCGGCGTACAGATCGCCGGAAAAGTACCACGATTTTGTGATGTTGGTAATGAGCGCGTCGAGGTCGAGCAAAATCTGCTCGATGTTGTTGGCCTTGACGTAGTTCAGCCCCGCCATGCTCGCTGGAGCATCCGGCGTGGACGCCATGACCGCGATCTGTCTGCGCAGCGTGACGATGTTCTGCCGATAGGTCTCCATCTGCGAGGCGGTCGGCGCGTCGCTCGTCAGCCAGTCCTTTTTGACCGTCACGGGGCAGGCATAGCCAAGCGCCGTGAAGCGGCCCGCGATGTACTCCACCGCCGCGCCCACGCGGTTGAGGTCGGAGGCGTTGTAAAAGCCCTTGTCGGTCTGATTCGCCACGTCCGCGCGCGTGCGGTCGGTAATGAGGCTCAAAAGGCCGTAGTAGAGCGTGAGCTCGTAGTTGGTGCTGACGCCCGCCGCGGTGACAGCGGTGAGGGCGACGGCGTAGGTGTCGTCCGCCGCCCGCTCGACCGTAGCCGTCCACGCGCCGTCAAGGAGCGTCCAGGTGTAGGCCGTGCCGTTGACCGTGCCGCTCACATAGATGATCTCGCTCGGCAGCGAGACGCTCAGGACCTGCGCGCTCATTCGATCTCCACCGCGATGACCATCGTCGCGCCCGCGTCGACCGGGTTGGGCGTGATGGTCGCCGACATGATGACCGGCACCGAGGTGTCGAGCGTCACGCTGCGCGTGACCGTGGAGACCTTGCCCGCCGCGTCGGTCGCCGTAATGACGATGGTATTTGCGCCCTCTGCCAGCGTGACGGCCTTGCTGAACGCGCCGCCCGCGCCGACCGCGACGTTGCCCTGATCCGCGCCGTTGAGCGTGATCTTGATCTCCACGGGCGAGGAGGTCGCGTCGTTAGTGATACCGGCCACCGTGAGAGCCGCTGTGTTGGTGATAAGATTATCCGTGGGCGCGGTGACGTTGAGCGTCGGGGGCACGGTGTCGACCGTGTAGGTGGTGGACTTCTGCGCCGCCGCGTTGCCGTCGTGGTCCTTGCAGTCGATGGTGACGGTGTGACTGCCGTCGTCGAGGGCCGAGGCGGGCGTGTAGGTCACCTGGTAGCCGTTGGCGATGGCTGTGCTCGCGAGGGCCGAGGATGCGACGGCTGCGCCGTCCTGTTTGACCACGAGCGTCGAGAGATCGACGCCGGAGCCGTCCGTCTCGTCCGTGACCGCGAACACGACCGGCTGCTTGCTGTTGCTGACATACGCCCCGGAGGAAGGCGAGAGGATGGTGATGACCGGCGCGACCTTTTCCTTGACGTAGAGCTTTAATCCGTCAAGCGTCGAGGCGTCTGCCGAGCCGACGGTGCCCGCGTCGTTGGTCGCCTTGATTTGCACGTTGTAGTAGCCGCCGGACTGGTTATAGGATGTTTTGCCCGGCGCGGTGACGGTGGCCTCGTACTTGCCCGTCGCGCTGTTGAGCGCAAGGGTGTAGCTCTGGCCGTTGATGATCGCTTGGACTGTTTGGATCGCCATAGTTTAGACCTCCCCGGCGAATATCTCGCCGCTGTAGTATTTTGTCGGCTCGAGGTAGACGGTCTCCTCCGTCACGGTGACGGTAAGCCGGGTTTTGGTGTTGATGTCGGCGGGATTTGGAGCAAACGCCGCGGCAAGGATCTTTGGAATCAATATCGGATAAGTCTCGCTCATGCGCTCTCCTCCTTGTCCCAATACACCACCACGCAGCCGGCCACGCCGTTCACGCCCGGAGTGCCCTTGCCCGGTTCCACATCGGTGACGTCCACCGAGCCGATCAAGTTACCGTCGCCGTCGTACAGCGGCTCATTGTGTGCTCTGCCCTGCGAGCCGCCCCTGCCGCCCTTGCCGCCGTCGCCCGTGCCCGATTTGGGCACGGCCACGCCTGTGCGGGCAAAGCTGTCGCCGCTGCGGATATCCGAGTAGCCGTTCGGGTAGCGCTTTCCGTTGGCGGAAGAATAAGGGCCGAATACGGCATCCTCTCCGATGGTGATGGCAAAGGTCTGCTGCTCGTTGATCTGAATGGTGTCCGCCCACACAAGGCCGCCGAGGCCGTCCACGCCGTTCTTGCCCGCGCGGGCAAAATTGCCGTCCTCGCCATCCGTGCCGTTCCCGCCGCGCCCGACGAGGATCACGCGCAGCTGCGTTTTGCCCGCCGGGGCCGTCCACGATCCGTTCTCGGTAAAGACCGCGCGCTCGGTGTAGAGATACGAGCCGTCCGCCTGCAAGAGCTTACTCTGGCAGCCTTGCAGCACGCCGTCCGCAAACTGGAAGGTCTGGTAGATGCGCCGCGCCGTGGTCGCCTGGCTCTCGTCGAGCCACACGGTGTCCACGTCTCCGATCTCGGAGGACGGGTCGCCGCGCCCGGTCAGCTCCAGCTGGTTGCCGCCGTAGCACGAGAGGATCAGCCGCGCCGCCGTGAGCGCCTGCGCCTGCGTGTGCAGAAACGGGTTCTCGATGGTCACAGTCTTTTCGCTGCTCGTAGAGTTGCCGGAGACGACGTACTCCGTCCCGCCCGAGAGATGGAAAATGAGCGACGCGAGGGACTGGTTGGCCTTCATCGTCGGGTAATTGACGAGGTTTTCCAGCGTGATCTTGCTGCCCTGGTTCCACAGCGGTTCCACCGCGAGCTTGCCCGTCTCTGCGTCCGCGCGCGGCCATGTGCCGGTCGCCATGCAAGCCCATCGCAGGATGTCGCCGCACTTCTTCCCGCTCACCGCGGCGCGGCTCGAGGCCGTGACCGCGAGGTCGGCATAGTCCGCGTCCACCGTGTAGCGGTCCGCAAAGTTGGTGCCGAGCTGCGCGACGAGTGAGGCGATCCAGCCAGAGAGCGTGATGGGCAGCACCGTCGGCGCGAGGTACGCACGGTCGGCCAGCAGCCCGATGATATCCACAAGGTCCCACTGCATCGTCAGTCCGTTGTCGCCGGTCTTCCAGCCGTCGGAGTATTGGTAGAAGACGCCCACGCGCTTATATTCCACGCTGCCGTCCGCACGCCGCACGCCGATGTAGGTCTCCACGCCCTGCCGCTCCTCGATGCTCTGGAACAGGCCCGACTTGCTCCGCGGCTCGAAGCGCCGCGAGAGGTTGTCCATCTTGAGCGTGCAGGTGCCGTAAGGCAGCGACAGGCAGCTCACGTCGCCCTGCTGTTTGCAGTCAAAGGCCGCGACGATGTCCTCCGTCCACTCCTCGTACACGCCCGGCAGGATCTCCACCACGCGCATCCGGCGCGAGGGACGGCTCCATTTGGTCACGGTCACGCGGATGGTGTCGGGCGTCTGCACGGTAAAGCCCTCAAAGGCGACCGCGCTCGCCGTGTTGCCGGTGACGGTCTTGGTGAAAAAGGTCTGCCCGGCGCTCAGGACCTCCACCGTGAAGTCCTCGGCCACGCCCTCGAGCTCGTCGGTTGGGAAATAGACCGAGAATGCCTGCAGCACGCTGACGTCGGAAAACATGATCGCCGCCCAGGCGGGGGAGGCAAAGCTGCCGTCCGCGCCGGAGAGCTGCGCATCCGCGACGCCCATGTGCTCGCTCACCTGATAGTCGTCCGGGAAGATGTTGAAGGAGCCGTCCAGAAGCCAGCGGTCCTGCTCCAGCGTCGCGTAGCGCGCCGTCGTGAAGCGGTAGTCGTAGAGCTCCGCGGTCTTCGCCCAGGGCGCGAGGCTGTCCGCGCTGCCGCCGGTGAGCTGCATGTCCGGGTCGATGATGTGGATCACGGCCTTGAGCAGCACGCGCCGCGTGTCGCCGGTGATGGCGGCGAGATACGCCGCCGAGGACTCAATCATGCGGCCTCACCTCCCGCAGCGTGAACGCCACGTTGTGCCAGCGCGGCACGCCGTGGGAGGTAAATGCAAAGGTCGGGTCGGTCAGACTCTCGACGAGCACCTCCGCGCTGACGAGCTCGTCTCCGTTGTCGGGCAGGAAGGCTGCCGTGAACGGCGTGCCGGCGCGGAGGACCGCGAGCGCCGCGCGGCAGGTCGTGTCGTCGATGTAGTCGGCGCTGTAAGTGATGCGCCAGACCTTGCCGCGCTCTTCGCTCACGACGCGGCCGGAGATCATCTCGACCTGCCGGTTGAGCGTCGTCGGATGCGCACTGTAGCGGTCGCCGGAGACGTAGGGCAGCGCCACGCCGTCCAGGATAAGCTGTGTCGTCCGTACTTTCTTCATGCAGTCTCACCTACCTCCGGCGTCGAGCGGTTCACGGTGCGCAGGTCCTCGATCGTCTCGCGGTAGAACTCCTTTCCGTTGACATTCATGGTGCTCACGACGGTGACCTTCAGGTCGCGATTCATCGCCGCCATCGCATTGACCGCCTGCGCGAGCGAGGCGCGGAAGTCCTGCGCGGTCATGGTGCGTCCGGTGCCGCCGTAGCGCTCAAGGGCGTTGTAGGCGTCCGCCTCGCCGCTCGTGAGCACGCGCTCGCCGCGGTGCAGCTCGGCGACGTAGCCGTCGTAGGGCACGCGGTAGAGGCCCTCGGCATGGCTGCCGTCGATCTTGTAGCTGTCGAGCAGCGCCTGGTAGTCGCTCGCAGGCGTGCTTTCCGCCGCCGTGAACTCCTTCCATTCCTTGCTGTTGGAAATGCGGTCGTTGAGATCCTTGAGCCAGTTGATGGCCGTTTGGATCTTCTCGATCAGCCACGCGACCGCGTCCGCCGCCGCGTAGACGCCCTCGGCAAAGACGTCCTTTAAGCCCGCTGCGACCGGCGCGAGCGTTTCGCCGAGCTGCCCCATCGCCTCGTCGAGCTTCATCTGGGACTCATTGTAGGCCACGACGTCCTCGTTGGCGTCGCGCCATGCCTTGGCGGTTTCCGGCAAGCCTTGATTGGCGAGTTGGTTGAGCACGATCTGCGCGCGCTCGGTAGAATCGTTCGCCGCGGCGAGCTTCGCGTTGAACTCGTCCTCGCTCACGCCCGCCCAGTTGAGCACGTCGGCAAAGGTGCCCGTGACCTGCCCCGCCTGGATCGTCTCGTTGACCGACTCGGCAAGGCCGTCGATGGGGATGGAGTCGCCGTAGGTCGCCCACGCGCCGATGACCGAGTCGATCATGCCGCGCAAGTCGTCCTGCGCGAGACCGATGGCCTGCAGGTTTGCGACCGTCGTCGCCGCGGTCTGCGTGTCGCCGAGCACGCCGTAGAGATACTCGTAGGACTCCGCCGTCTGCTCGGCTGTGTAGCCCGCCGCCTGCGAGCTGGCCTCCAGCGTGCCCATGATCTTGCGGTATTCCTCGGTCTCGTCCACGATGCCGATAATGGCGTCGCTCGTCGCCTTGAGTCCGGCGACGACCGCGCCGCCGACGAGCATTTTCTTGAGGCTGCCGAGCTGCCCGATCAGGTTGCCGATGCCGCCCTTGCCGCCGCCTGCGCCGTTAAAGTCGTCGGTGGCCTTTGCCGCGTCCTTGACCTGCTTGCCGTACTCGTCGATGCTCTTGGCGCACTTGTCGGCGCTCGTGCGGGCCTCGTCGAGGTAGCGCTCGTTGGAGCTTAGCTCGTCGTTAAGGTCAATGAGGTCGGTTTCCGCCTTTTCCAGCTGCCGCTTGAAGCGCATGACGGCCTCGTCGCCGTCTCCGTATGCTTCGCCGCAGTCCTCAATAGCGGTCTGCAGCTTGGCGATCTTGTCAATCTGCTTCTGCTGCGCCTCGCGCAGCAAATCGTTTTTTGTGGTCAGAGCCTCGATGCTGTTCGCCTGCCCGCGAAATTCCGCGTCGGCGCGCTTCATCTTGTCGCTCAGCAGCCCGATCTCCTGGTTGACCTCGCCGAGCTCCTTTTTGTATTCCTTCTCGCCCTCCAGCGTCAGCCGCGTGGCGATGGTGCGTGTGGCCACTTACTCCCAGCTCCTTTCCCGGGGGACTCTGCGCGCCTCCAGCGCGAGGAGATCAAGGAGCTCTCCCGGCGTCAGGATCATCGTCTCGCGCAGGCTCAGATGCAATCGCTGCGTGCCCGCCTGGCGCAGCAGCAGCGCTAAATTCTCGTTTTTTTTTGAAGCTCCTGCAAAATGAGGTCAACTTCCTCTTCCTCGTCGTCCTCGTCGCGCTCGCGCCGGAAAGCCTGCTCATAGGCCGCGCCGAGCGCGCGCCTCGCGTCCAGCGCGTCGAACGGGGCCATATTCGCGCGGAAATAGCTCTCCGGCACGATGGGCCGCCGATCAAGCCCTTCCCAGCGCCGCACGAGCTCGCCCTGCTCGCTCAGCTTCCACAAAAGCCAGCACAGCGCGTCGAAGCTCGCCTTGTCGCTGCCGCGGTAGAGGTCGGGGATCTCCTTTTCCGTGCCGAAGCGGTCATAGATGTCCGTGAGCGCCGCGGCGTTCAGGCACAGCGTGAAGGTGTGCCCCTTGAGTTTCCATTCGGTCTTTCGCATATTTGTCTCCTATGCCGGAAACGGGCGGAGAAAGGTCCCCGCCCGTTTGTCTCAGTTCGCGCTTTCTGTGAATTTGCTGTCGATCCAGGCCTGCGCCGCGGCCTCAGTGTCGAGGGGCTTGGACTCGATCTTGCTCTTGCGGCAGGCAGGCACCGTGCCGTGGAAGCTCAGGTCGTCGCCCGTCAGCTGGATCGATGTACCCTTGGTGTTGTAGGTCACGCCCTGCCGCACGGCCTGCACCTTGGGATAGAAAATGCCCTTGTAGAACACCTTGCCCTTGTACTTTCGCTTCGAGAGCAATCCGAGGCCGCCCTGCGGGGACTCGTCGTCGAAGCTGTAGCTCAGATCGCCGTCCGAGCTCAGATTGGAGCCGAACACCGCGGCTGCAACCGCGTTTTCCAGCTCCGTCACAGAGGTGGAAACGTCGTAATCCGCGACCTCGTCCACGCGGTCCTCGACCGCGTTGTCGCCGCTGATCTCCGCCGACTGCACGTTCACCGTGTCCGCCACGGTGATGAGCGAGCCAAGGTGGACCTTCGTGCCGTATTTCGGCAGCTTCGCCGCGTTCGTGTCGGGGTCGGTCTCCGCGAACGGCGCGAAATAGAGATAGGATGCGCCATATTTTGCCATTGTGTGCCCTCCTTACAGGTCTTTTGATTTGAGCCAGCCGTCATAGACGCTGAACTCCGCCGCGGTCACGGCGTCGGCGCACTCGGCGTTCGCCTGCGCCATCCACTGCTTGCCGGGGATGTTGCGCCGCGGCGCGCCGAACTCCTGAATGAAACCGACGTCATTGTTGGTCGAGCGGCGGCGTGCGCCTTTTTTGCGCGGCTTGCGGACGACCGGCTTGCCGCGTGAGCCGCTCGGCAGCACAAGCACTGCCGGCGCGTTATTTTTGCGGCTGTCGACGTAGAGTTTCTGTTTGACCGTGATGCTGCCGGCGAGCTTGCCGGTGTCGACCAGCCCCAGCGCACGGATCTTCCGCCGCTGCGCCTCGGCTGCCACCTCGCCGCCCGCGGTCAGCATCTGCCGCTTGACGTCCTCGGGGATCTCCGCGATCTCCTGCACCGTCAGCGCGAGACCGTCGATGCCATCCGCCTTAAACTGCGCCATCGTCCTCGGCCTCGGTCAGCGCGTCGAACTCGAACACATAGTGCTGCCCGAGCTCGTCCGTCGCCGGCGAAATAGTCGGGAGGGAGAACTCGTCCGTTTCCTCGATGGCCGCGGTCAGCGCCCGCCGCTTGGCGACGGTCGACGCCTTGAGCGGCGCAAGGTAGTGCAGCTGTACCCGCGCGAGCCCGACGTCGGTCCCGTCGTCGCCGGCAAGGCCGGCGGTCTGCGTGTAGTCAAACGTGCAGTATTCCTCCGGCGGCGTCTCGCCCGCCTCTGTGACCAGCAGATCCGGCACGCACACCGGCACGATCGGCGTCACCGCCGCGATGATCTTCTCGTTGAGCGTCATACCTTGCCCTCCTGCGTGATGCGCTCGCACCAGAACTCCATGTACTTTCCCTCGTCGCCGTAGGTGTTGACGTAGAGGATGTTGTAGTCGCGCCCGTCGTAGCGGATCAGGAGCCGCCGGTCAAGCAGCTCCGGGTTCGCGCGCGTGAGAAAGCGCACCTTCGCTTCGCCAAACTCGGCGTTTGCCCGGATCAGTTCCGTGCCGCTCGTCTGCGAAAACTGCGCCCAGGTCTCGCGCACAAGCTCCGGCTCGCCGGGTACGTCGTAGCCGTCGGCGTCCTTTTTCGTCGTCTTGCGCAAAAACTGGATGCGCTTCGAGAGCTTTCCTGCGTCGACGTGCATCACGCGCCTCCCTCCGCTCCCTCGCCCGTGCCCGAATCGGGCACAGGCTCGGTGAGCTTGAGCTGGTTGAGCATCCGCCGAAAGACGGGATTGTCTCCGAGCGCCCCATCGACCGCCGTGTCACGTCGGTCGTAGAGGTCGAGCGCGAGGTACTTGACGCATTGCAGATACTGCGCATAGCGCGGCGAGCCGTCCTGCGGCTCGAGCACGCCCGCGCCGGCGAGGTAGGCCGCTGCCGCGTCCACAAAGCCGGGGAGCTCCGCGTCGTCCGCCTCCACGCGGCAGTAGGCGGCAATGACCGCCAGCCGATCCTTCAGCATCGCTTAGCCCCCGCTCTTGGGCAGGTTTGCGATGACAAAGCCCTTGTCCACAATCAGGTTGCCACCCACCATAGCGTCGCCCAGGATGGTGACCATGCGCTCCACAGCCTTCACGCTGTCATCCACCCGCACGGTGTAGTCGCCGAACAGGCCCAGCTCGTAGTTGGCGGGATCGCCGTACAGCATGGTCTGGATGGCAGCGCTGCCAGCGGTGGAAGCAGACAGGGCGGTCAGATCGCTGACGATGGTGTAGGGCACGATGTTGCCGCCGTCCTCGATGGTGCCGACGTTGGGGTTGCCCGTGGCGGGGTTGATCTTGAACACCCGCTGCTTGTCGCTGTTGCGCAGCTTGCCGATGGCCGCCAGATCCGCCTTGTTCAGCAGCAGGCGGGCGTTCTGGCCGATGGCCTCGTCGCTGCCGTACTTGAAGAACAGGGTGTCCAGCAGGTTCTCATCGATGGCGGAGATGTCCACATTGGCGGCAATGGCAGCGCCCGCCACGTTCTTGGCGTTCTTGATGCCGAACATGTCGGGGGATGCCTGGCCGTCACCGTTGACGATCAGGCCGGCCAGCTTGCGCCGCATGGCACGCATCGCCATGTTGTAGATCTTGGTGTAGTAGTCGGCAGGACTCAGGCGGGAGATATTGCGGTCGACAAACTGGGTTACGTTGAGCTCGTATGGGCTGATCTTGGCCACGCCAAAGGTGGGGTCGGCGCTGGTAGTGCGGGCCTTGCCGGCGTTGGTGGTCACCTTGCCGCCCTTGGCGTCGAGCTCAGAGATCACATAGGGCTCCAGGAAGCTGCCCATGCCGGTTAGGTTCTGCACATAGACCTGATCCACGATGGAGGAGACCACGTTGCCCAGAGGGTCGCGGATGTTGCTGCCGGCGCCGGTTGGCTCCACCAGAGTGCCGGTGGCCAGAGTGATGGAGTTCATCACGGCCCGGCGGGTCTCGTCGGCGGTGAAGGTCACGGCCTTGCCGGTCATGAGGGCATGGCCGCGCTCCTCGGCCATGTCGCGGGCCTCTGCGCCGGTGGGAGCAGGAGCGGCCATGATCTGGCGGTCCTGCTCGGTGATGAGATTCTGGATGTTCTGGATGCGGCCGTTGAACTCACGGACATCCGCCATGGCGGAATCGTAATCCGTCTGATTGCCCGCATCCAGAGCCGCCTGCGCGGCTTCCAGACGGGCGGTGCGCTGGGTGGTCAGATCCACCAGATCGCGTCTGAGATTGTTCATGTTTTGCTACCTCCGTTTAAAATCTGATTTTTTCCAGATCCAGGCGGGCCTGTGCCTGCCAGTCTCCGGTATCTGCATCGGGCTCACCGCCCGTTGATGCTGTGGGTGCCGTCTCCGGCGCGGGGTGCTGCTCCGCCATGTATCTGGCCCGCAGCTCCGTGATGTCCGGCATCCCGGCGCATCCTAGTGCCCGGATGCCGCTGCCGATAGCATTCATCACGTTCTGCGGGGCAATACTGGCCGTCTCGCCGATGATGCCGTCCGCCAGACCGCAGTCCACGGCTTCCTGAGCCGTCAGCCACGTCTCGGCGTTCATCATTCGGCGGAACTCCGCCCGGTCGGCCTTGCCGCCGGCCTTGAGCTCGTAGGCGTTGAGGATGGCCTCCCGGGTGCTGTCCAGCATCTGCACGCTCCGCAGATGATCTCCACGGTCTCCGCTGGTGCGGGTGGACGGCAGATGGATCATCATCTGCGCCACCGGGGAGATCTGCACCTCGTCACAGGCAAGGCACATGTAGCTGGCCGCGCTGGCAGCAAGGCTCTGAACCTCTGCCACCGTATGGATGCCGGAAGATCTCAAAACGCTGTAGATCTCAGACCCGGCAAACACGCTGCCGCCGCCGCTGTTGATTTCCAGCACCAGATCCTCGCCCTCCGGGGTGGACGCCACCGCGTCCCGCACCGCCCTGGGCGAAAAAGCCGCGAAGCCGAACCACTGGTAGATCTCCACATCGTCATCGGCTGCGACGATGCCGTTAAGTGTTACCCGCATTTGCGTTCCCTCCGTTTCTCTGTTCGCTGAGCCGTGCCCAGTCCTTCAGGGGGACATAGTTCAGGCTCTCCCGGCGCTCATCGCCGCCCTCCACATCCGGGAGATCTTCCAGAGCCCGGATATCGTTGACGGAAAACACGCCGTTGTTCCGCTGGTTGGTGTACCAGGCGCCACGGCTGGCCGTGTCGCCCTTAAGTTCTGCCATCATGTTGATCCGGATCTCCAAACCCTGCCGCAGTTCCGTGTTCGTCAGCAGCTTCCATGTCTGCTCCTCGGCGTACTGGTTGACAATGGGATGGAGGGTGCTCACCACATACTCGATGGCGTTCTGCTCATTGCTGCCGTAGGCCTGCTTGCCCTCTTGCAGCTTGTAAAGTGGCACGCCGAAGTATCTGGCAATATCCCGGATGGTAACCTCCTTGTTTTCCACAAACTGGGCGTCCCTGTTGGTGGCGGCAATGGGGGTGTATTTCAGCCCCAGATCCAGAATGGCCACACGGTGGCTGTTGTTGGGTCCGGCGTGAACCTTCTCCCACTCGTGCCGCAGCTGATCCTTCCGGGACTGATAGCTGCCGTCCGCGTTCTGGATGTGCTTGCCGTTGACGTCCTCCGCCCAGCCGCCCAGATCACTGTCGGTTTCCAGCACGCCGCTGGGCTGGCCGCCGTTGGCGTAAAACGCCAGATCATACGCCTGCGCCGCCTGTGCCGCTGCCAGCACCTCGCTGGCCCGCCGCAAAGGTGAGATGCCCGTCAGGCCGTCCCGTGTGGTGGCCTTGTAGTGGCAGATGTCCTCGTTGGGCAGCACCATAGGCGTGCCGGTCACCGGATGGGTCACGGTGTACCACACTCGCCCGGCCTCATCCCGCCAGGGTTGCACCAGCCACCAGGGCACCGGGATCAGCTCCCGGATGATCCCCGTCCGGGGGTCCCGAATGATCCAGTCATAGCCGTTACCGCCCTCGTTCCGGCTGTTCTCCAGCACCTTCCGCCGGATGCTGGGCGTCATAGCCTCATTGGGCCGGACGTTCAGCAACCGCAAGAGGTAGTGGTCCACGTGCTCCCGGGTCCTGCCGTCCATCACGAAGTTCGGCAGCTTACTGATGGAGTTGCTCAGGATCTCCATGCACCCGTCCACCGCACTCAGTTTCCGGGCGGTGGTCTCGGTCAACTCACCCACGGCCAGCCCGCCAGAGGACATCAGCCCCGTCACCGTCACCGCATTGCTCACGGTGGGCGAGCGTGCGGCCGCCGCGCGCAGGCCCTTGATGATGCTCATGCTTGACCATCACTCCCTTCGTCGTTTGCACTATCGTCAAAGCCGTCAATAACGGCCATTGCGATCATCATGATGCCGCCCACGATCAATCCGGCGGGCAGGTAGATCATGCCAGCGCCGAGCGTAATGAGCAGCACGCCGAGCAGCAGCGCGGCGTCTCGAAGCTTTTCCACAGCTTTCCCTCCTCACAGCGTGAAGCCCGGACGCGCCATCGCCGCGGCAAGATCCGGTTTCTGGTTTTTAGCGATCATCCACACGGCCATCACGATGATGCTCGCGACCGCAGGGTCGATGCGCCCCGTCGATTTGTTTTTGAGCGGCTTGATGTTGCCGTTTCCGTCCGCGTGGCAGCGGACGTTGCCAAAGGTCCAGCGGAAGCAGGTGTTGTGGACGTGCAGCAGCGTGTGGCGCTGCATCATGTCGTCCGTCTCCTTCATCGCCGGGCTCATGTTCTTGAGGTCCTGCGGGATCTCGATAATCGGCACAATCGGCGCAAGCCGTTGCGTGATGGTGCGGCTCAGATAGGGGTCGAAGCCCACCAGCTTGAGGTCGTAGCGCTCTCGTGCCTCGCGGATGCGCTCCTCCACCGCGCCGTAGTCGATGACCTCGCCGGGGCAGAGGTCAAGGAAGCCTGCACGCGCCCAGTCCCGGTAGGGGACGTGGTCGCGCTTTTCCGCCTCGTCCACCGTCGCCTCGGGCCGCCAAATGCCATAGGGCAGCAGCACCGCCGCGTCCAGCCCCGGCTGGGGCGGGAAGAGCAGAACAAAGGCCGTCAGGTCGCGGCTCGTGGAAAGGTCCACGCCGCCGTAGCAGAGCTTCCCGTCCAGCCGCCGCAGCCATTCCTCGCGCTCGCGCTTTTTGCTCGGCCCCCATTGCGTCTTGTCATAGAGGTTGAGCGAGATCCAGCCGACCGACTTCGTCGTGATCCATTGGTTGAGCCGCAGCCATCGGAATACGCGCTCCTCGGCTTCGCTGCGTTTTGCGCTCGCTGCCTCCATGCGGATGTTGCGCAGGCTCAGATGCTTGCCGAGCGAGGGATTGCAGAGATACCACAGGCTCTCGTCCCAGATGTCGAGCTTTTCCAGGTCGTCCGGATCGTCGCCGAACAGCGCCGTCAGGCCGTAGAGGATCGGCAGCCAGTTTTCCTCGTCACGGCCGAGCAGCTCGGCCTCCGCGTCCGCAAGGTCTTCGTCCCCGACATGCCGGAGGGAGAGGACCGAGCGAACGTCGCCGCCATCGCTCCGGATGCGCCGCAGCTGCCGCGCGTCGCGGATGCCCACAGCTTTCTCGTGGATCTCCCAGCCGATGGAGCTGCGGTCGGGGTCGTCGCCCGCGGTCGTCAGCACGATCCATGCCGGCTGCCGTCGGCTCGCGCCTGCCGCGCCGGTCATGACGTCCCACAGCTCACGGTTGGGCTGCGCGTGCAGCTCGTCGAAGATAACGCAGCTCGGCTTGTAGCCGTGCTTGCTGTACGCCTCGGCGGAGAGGACCTGCAAAATGCCGACCGTGATCCACTTGTACCCACCGTTGCCGGTCTTCACGCGTTTGCGGTACTCGATGCGCTTGCGGCTCTCGATGGGCCGCAGCTCGCCCTGGGCGATCATCTTTGCCGTCCACGGCGCGCTCGTCGCCATAAAGATCGCCGCGTTGTAGACGATCGAGGCGTTTTCCTTGTCCGCCGCGCAGACATAGACCTCCGCGTTCAGCTCGCCGTCCGCGAAGAGGTGATAGAGGGCCAGCGCCGCAGCCAGCTCGCTTTTGCCGTTCTTCTTCGGGATCTCGAGGTAGAGGTACCAGTACCGGCGCAGCCGCTCTGCGCTTTCATCCGTGCCCGATTCGGGCACGTCCATCGTGCCGTAAAATTCCATCAGCGCCTCGCGCTGCCAGTCGTAGAGCGAGAAGAGCTTGCCCGTGTCGGTCGTCGGCAGGCGCTCGACGAAGTCGCACACAAACTGCCCCGCCTTGCGGTCGAAAACGTATGCCATGCTACAGGCTCCGCGCCAGCGCTTCCGCCTGCCGCTGCCGCAGCCGCTCCGTGAACTCATCCGCGCCGCTCTCCGGCGTGAAAGCCGCCGCGGGCAGATTGCTCGGCAGCACCAGCCGGCAGCGGCTCGATACCGTCAGGCCCATGTCGTTCGCGCAGTTGCGCGCCTGCTTGAAGTAGCGCTCCTGCACGCGGCCCCAGCCGTCCGCCGCCTCTAAGTCGCGCGCGTGGCCCGGTGCCTGAGTCAAGGCCCGCTGCACCTCCGCCGTCGCGCTGATGTATTCGTGGTGGGCGACCAGATAGCGCCCGAGGTTGTCCGCGTCGAGGTCGGTGTAGAGCCCCACGTCGATGAGCTGCTTGCCGATCGCGCGAAACTCGCGATGCAGCTCCTTGGGCAGCCATTTGGGCGGCTTCGCCCGCTGCGGCGCAGGCACAACCACCTCACGGTCGCGCCGCGCGTCCTCCTCGGCGCGCGTCATGTGCTTGCGCCCGTTCCTCACGACCAGATCGGTCGGTTGTCTTGCTCCTGCCATCTCCGCGCTCCTTTCTGCGTTGCCGCCGAATATATCGCTCGATGTCCCGCTTAAAATACGGGCTTGCCGTCGCGGACATGATCCGCTCCGCCTCAGCGATTGTCATGCTTCCCCAGCGCGGCGACAATTGACCTCTCACGGGCACTCAGCTCCCAAACATGTTCCGCCGCCTTCTCCGCCGCCGCCTTCTCCGCCGCCGCCTTCTCCGCCGCCGCCTTCTCCGCCGCCGCCTTCTCCGACAGAAGAAACGCCGCGCCGTAGATGGTTTTTTTCTGTGCGCGCTGCTCGTCCAGCGCCCGTGTAAAGGCGGCGTCCTCTGCCCGCACACGCAGCGCCTGCCATTTGGAGGTCGGCGCAATGCGGATCGGCGTCATCACGCAGTCCGGGTAGGTGTATCCGGGCAACTCCGCCGCACCCTCACAGGTGTTCTGCGTGTTCAGCTCATCCACCCTGCGCCACAGCTCTGGCACTGTTTCAATTTTCCAGTCTCCAAGGTTGGTCACAAAGCTTGTGCGCACATCCGCGCCGTTTTCATAGGTGATGCGGCAAGACATCGGCAAATAGTTGCATGTCCCGGCCGCGATGCTAAAAAGCGTCAGTGCCGGCGCAAAAAGGAAAAAATCGGATGCCGCGCTCCGTGTAAAATCGGCAGATCTGCGAGAGGATAGAAAACGGCGGGTTGTCAATCACCACGCAGCCGTCCGGGTAGGTCTCGCGCTCATAGTCGCCTCCGGGGTAAAATGGCCGAATCACCGGCGCACCCTGCAAGCCGTAGTGCTCCAAAGCCCAGTCGCGAATCACCTCGTAGATGTTCTGCGGCGTGTAGCAGTCGTCGGTGGTGAGTTTCGGCTTGAATTTATCCACAAATTTTTCATAATCCTCGCTGCTTTCGCTCTCGACATCTCCCCAGAAGTGGTTTCCTTCTGCCGCTGGTTTCGCCCGCTCGTGGGCGCTGACATGGATCGTCTCGATTTCGTCCATCGTGAAACCGGTCAGCGCGGCGTCGAAAGAAAGGCTGCTTAGCTCTTCCATCTCAAACTTGAGCCGCGCCGCGTCCCATTCGCCCGTCTCGGCAAGTCGGTTGTCGGCGATGATGTAGGCGCGCCGCTGCGCCTCGGTCAGGTCGCTCACCGTCACATACGGGACCTCGGTCATGCCTTCGGCCCGCGCCGCCTCGACGCGCCCATGTCCGGCGATCAGGTTCTTGTCCTCGTCGATCAGCACCGGTGAGACGAAGCCAAACTCGCGCAGGCTGCGCCGTAGCTGCTCGATCTGCTCCGGCCCGTGGATCTTTGCGTTGTTTGCATAGGGGACCAGCTCGTCGATGCGTATTGTCGGCAGGCCTTTGACCGCCACGCGCACCGGCGTCTGCCCTGCTGTCTGTTTCTTTCCCATGCCTTGCCTCCTGTCGATATCTCCGATGCAGTCCCCGGCCCTCGACGAGCGAGAGCGCGGGGGACAGAACCGTGAAGGCTATGGCCGGCTTCAAAAGCCGGGGACTACACCGGACGCTTTAGTATCTGCCCCACCGGGCCTACGTCAATACACCACGCATCAAGCGCAGTCCTTCGGCCCAGGCAGGGCGGCGTTTTGATTTTCTTTGCTCCTGCGCATTCCCCGCCCCTCGCGATTCGAGGGCACGGGGTAGGAGGAAATTCATGACCGCCCCGGTCAAAGAGCGGGGAACGCGCAGGACTTTTCGAAAATTCCCCGTGGGGAAAAAATCTCGCACGAGGGAGGGCCAACGGTTTTTGGCAGCCACGCGGAAACTTTCTGACCCCGGGGAGGGGTCTGCAAGGAAGCCCCGCGCGACGCTCTCGCGACGCGCCCGAGCGCCCAAGCCTACTGCCGCACCGCCGCGCCGCGGCGCTTTGATTTGCTGCGATTCTCGTGCATTTCTCGCGCCGTCTTGCGGCTATGGCAGCTGTGGCAGAGACTCTCGAGGTTGCTACGGTCGCAGAACTTTGACCAGTCGCCCTTGTGGTCGACGATGTGGTCCACGTCCGTCGCGCGGATTCGCCGGCCGTGCCGGGCGCACTCGCGGCAGAACGGCTCGCGCAGGAGCTGCGCCGGCCGCAGGTCGAGCTTCCACTCGTCGGTCTGGTACATCCAGCGCCAGGACTGCGCTTTCTCACTGCGCCGGTCGCCGCGCGGCCGATGGGCGTCGCAGTATCCATCGCTCACCAGCACGCAGCAGCCGGGATGCCGGCAGGGTCGGAGCGGCTTTAAGGCCATCGGGCTATCACCTCCGGGCAAAAAACAAAAAGCCTGCACCGACACAAACCGCATACAGCGGATCATGTGGCGCAGGCGCTAAGGCACAGGCACTCGTCGATATTCACGATGGACTCCATCCGGCAGCACTTGCAGTAGACCGGCAAGTCTTTTGCTCTGGTTCCGGGATCGAGCCGAAGGACTTTGCCGCGCCCGCATCTCGGGCACATCAGCCATCCGTCCTTTGTGACCAGTTTACCATCATTCCGTTTTGATTGCAACACTTTTTGCCTCCTTTTTGCCTCTTGTCTACAAATAAAGCATAGCGTACAAGTAGAAACGTTCTATAGAAGTATTATCTTAGATTCATTAGTCTAAAATAAAAGTCCTTGCGTTTTCCGGCGGTTTTGCGATCCAGTCCGCGTATTCGATGCGCCAGGCCGCCATGCCGTTCACCTCGCGCGCCAGCGGCCGCGAGCGCTCGTTCCAGAAGGTCTCACGCGGCATCGCGGGCGCACGCGTCTGCACGCGCACCGTGCGCGGAGGAATCAGCTGCCGCATCCCGCGCGCCACGCCCCACGGATGCTTCCCGAGCGGGATCATCTCGTCCGGCTTGCAGAAGTACCGCGCAAGCCGCCGGTAGCCGCCGTCGCGGCTGAGCACGGGATACTCGTTATAGCCCGGATTGACGAAGCCGTAGCCCCACAGGAACTGAACCACGGCAAACGGCAGGTCGTCCTCGCTCGCCACAAAGTGGATGTGCCAGCGCTTATTGCTGTGCCCCGCCTCCACCGCATAGACATAGCGCCGGATGCTCGGGTCGAAGCGCCGCACGCGCTTGCAGAACGCAGCAAAGCACCGCTTGACGTCCTCAAAGGACGCCGGCAGGTGCGCATCGTCGAAGGTCAGAACATAGTGGACGCCCAGGTAACCGAAGAGGGCAAGGTAGAGCTCCAGCTTCTCCGCGCTGGAGCTCCACATGGAGGGCAGCGCAGGCGAGCCGCGGCACTGCTGCTCGCCCGCCCATGAGACGAGGCGGAAGCGGTCGGTCGTGTAGGTCTTCGTCAGCGGCCCGCTCCGCTGCGTGACCACGCACAGCTCAGCCATACACGCTCCCGACCATACCGGCGACCGCGCCGGTCATGTCGCCCTCAATAATGGGCTGCCTGCGCAGCTCGCAGAGCGCTCCGGCAAATTCCTCGCACAGGTCGTAATACAGCACCGCGTGCGATAAACTGCCGTCGGCCAGTGCGGCTGCCCGTGCCGCATCATTTCGGTCGCAGCCGACGCTCATCAGCAGCTTGATCATCCGTTTTCTCGTCATTTCATCCCTCCGTTTGCTTCTGGCGTCCGCGCTTCTTCGGCAGCGGCTCGCCGGCCTTGCGCAGAATCTCCTCAATGCGCTCCTTCGAGCAGGCGTTGAGATCTGCAAGCACCGTAATCTGCGCCGCTGGCTTCGCCGCCTGCCGGTAGGACGCCACGATCTCTCCCTCGCTCATCGGCAGCGCATGAGAGCGCGGCGCGGCGCTCCGCAGCGGAGGACATCTCAAAATCGGCGCCGGCTTGGCTGGCGCATCCGGCTGAGTCTTCGGCGCTTTCGCGGGAGCCTCAGCCCGCTCCGGCTCCGACTCCGTGCCCGAATCGGGCACCGGCTCGCTTTTGACCTCCACCGCGCCGAGCGCGGGGAAGTCCTCGACCGCGTAGGTCGTGCCAAGCGGCAGCACCAGCGCGCCCGCGCCGAGCGCGTCGCACACATAGGCGCGGAACGCCTCAAGCGCCTTGACGTCGGCGTGCAGCTCTGGCAACTTGACGATCAACACCTTGCTCCCCGTCATAGCTCCACCCCTTCCAGCGCCCTGCGCAGGTCGATGAAGCGTCCGCCGAGGCCCTTGTCCACCAGCTCCTGCAGCGCGTCGAGCGTCAGCTCGGCGTCCTTGGCGCGGTACACGTCCTCGCACAGGCTCTCCATGTCGCACAGTTTCGCGGCCGCGCCGTAGAGCCGCGCCGGGCAGGAGAGCAGGCTCACGCCCTTGATGCCCCACGCCCCGTCCGGCGTCTTGTAGGTTAGTCTCCGAAATTCAGCCATTGCTGGCACCTCCATCCTTTTGTTCGCCGTAGCTGCAAAAATCGTCCGGCTTCGGTGCGTCCTCTGGCGTGATCCGAACGACTTGGAACATTTGGCATCCATACCATTCTCCGCCATTGTTGTCCGCAAACCATTTGCAGTCTTTGCACCGCACCACCGGCGCAGAAGCATCTTCTGTTAGAGCAAGATAGGCGAGAGCAAGGGGCCGACTATGATGCAATAGTTCATCTTCGTCTATGTATTGTGCGATATGTTCGATGGTTGCAATAGCTTCTTGTTTCAAATCGACGTCGCCAAGATCATTTGTATAGTGTATTAGTTTTTCTCTAAGCCTCATTGTCCGCACCTCCGTCCATCTTGGCCCCGCAGTTGGGGCAGTAACCAAAATGGTTGATTACCTGTGCGTAGTATTCCTTGCCGCAATTCGAGTATTTCGCAAAGCCCTGCCGCCAATTACCGTTCTCGTCAAAACACGGCTCGAAGCACCCATGCACCACCGGCGCAGCATAGCCAGCCAACCGTGCCAATGCCCTTTCGCAGATCGGGCATAGGGACTCACGTTTATTTACTGCCGCAAACCACGACCCGCACGCTTTACAATCAGGCATCATTCTCCATCCTTTCCCGCAGCCGCCGGACCTTGTGTGCCCGCTGCTCCGCCACCGCGTCCTCGATCTCAAACTCGATCGCCATCTGGTCAAGCATGATACCGACGTCGGCGATCTCTTCGGCGATGTGGGCGAGCGTGTCACCGTCCACACGCCCGCGCAGGAACTTGCACAGCACATCCTGCAGCTCGGCCATCTCCTCAAAGGCCATCGTGATCTGCGCCTGCGCGCCGTAGCGGCTGAGCGCCGCGCAGAAGGTCTTGCGTTCCATGTCAGTCATTGCTTTTCGCCTCCAATGCTTTCTCCGCCTCCTCGCGGGTGAGGAATACGGTCTTGCCGATGTCAGCACCATCATTACGCAGACGATACGCGCAGAACCCGTCCGGCTTTCGATTGCACGTTGACATACACAGATTATCCTCATCCGTGCAAACAGCTCTAATGTCCGGGGCTTCAAGCTCCATTTCTCGCGGCACATTGTCACGGCCAGTCACCCATAGCGTGCCTCCAACCTTGCACGGCAGCACCACCAGCCGCCCGTCCTTGTCGGCCTCGCCCAGCTCGCGCAGGCGAGCATCGTCGTCCGTCTGGTGGAGCAGCTTGTCAAGCCGCTCAATGATATTGTCGGCGTGCTTGTTGATGGCGTATTCTGTTTCCGGCGATATTTCCCGCACACTCGCCAAATCGTTAATTTCCTCCGGTTCAAGCCCCGTGTCCAAATATTCCCGCAGCAGCGGGCAGTGCGCCGCCGTGACAGCCGTGCAAAACCCGCCGACCGCAGTACAGTTCCCGTTGTCCTCATGCCTAAAGCGGCAACGCAGGCAATTAACATTCCCCATCATTTCTCCACCTTCGGCGGTTCCGGCGACACCACCAGCCGACCGTCCTTGTCGGCCTCGGCCAGTACCCTTACTCGGCTAATGCCACCGCACTCTCTGACGATAGTGCAAAGGTCGTTCCAATCTTTAACCAGTGTGGACACTTCCACCGGTGTCTTGCCCGTGTCCTCGTATTGCATGAGCCTGCCACGCAGTTCTGCGTATGACCATGCTGCGGTATAAAGCAGGGCAAGCAAGCCTGTCGGCTCATCAGGACCGTCCAACAAAAGCTCACCCATCGCATAGTCTACGCCATCATCATCCATTGGGAAGTCCAAGTCCGGCAGCAAAATCTTTGCGGCTTTGCGGATAAAATCGTAGAGCCGGATGTCCGGGTAATCCGGGCCATCGCCTCCGCCACGCACCCACGTCTCAAAGTCTTTGATGTAAAACAAATTCAGGGCGGCATCAAGGTTGTTGTCTGGGTAATTAGTTGTTAGTCTTTTCATTTACCTTTCCTCCTCCGGCCCTTCGGGCAGCGGCATCCAATAGGTGACTGCGACATCGTTTCTATCCCCAATGCCGATATGGACACTCCATTCCGCCCTTTTGGGAGCGCACCAGCCCATATAGACGCCCCATCTTTCGTGCCAATACGCGACAACGAGGACATCGCTACGATCTTCCGGCAGCCGCTCCTCCACCGGGATCCATCTCTGCCGCTCCTGCGCCACGGCGATCTCCTCGGCGTAGCGAGCGCAGCGGTCGGTCAGGCGCTCGATCAAATCCGCGCCGTCCAGTCCAACGCGGTCGACATCGCATGAATGCATCGTGTCGGCTCCGTATATGGGCCGTTCTTCTTCCGGGACTTCCTCTTCCTTCCAGTACGAGCAATGCTCGCAGGCATTCTCTCCGCCTGCGGTGGAAATGCACCGCAGCGCCCTGACGATCTCTTCGTTTTTCATGTTCATCCTCCTATCGGTTCCGCTTTGAATTTTTTGCCCATGCCGGGCACCTTGACGTTGGGGTAGCGCTCCTCACGCGGCACGAAGTCCTCCGGGTGGTCGCGGCAGATGTACCGGAGCCGCTGGTCGAGCTGCTCGAACCGCGCGTCGCTTTCCACGCCGTAGGCGAGGCACTCGTGAAAATACTCGCCGTGCTTCTCCGCGCGGTGGATGATGCGCATGATCCGGTCGTGACCAAAGCCTTCCTCGTTGAGGGCAAGGCACATCATGTCCACGTTGAACTGCTGCCCGACCAGCGCCCCGTAGTTGAGCAGCTGCCGCCGCAGCTCCGCCTGCTCCTTTGCGTAAGCGTTTTTCATGTGCCCTCCTCTCCGCGCCTGCACTCGGAAAGCGGCATCCAGCGGTCGCAGCGGCACTCGACAATGTCGTCGACCGTGGTCCCCGCGTCCGTCGAGATAAACGGGTACTCATCATCCGCGCCGCCGGCGCAGCGGGCCACAAGGTAGCTGCTGCCGCCGAGGCCGGTCTCATAGCTAAGCACGACCAGTGCGCCCTCGGTCGGCCAATGCTCCGCGTCGAGCGGCTGCCAGACCGGCGAGCAGAGGTCCACGCTGAACAAGGTGGGAGGCTTCGGCGCAGGCTCGTCCGTCAGACCGCAGAGGTAGTCCATCGTCGTGCCGAGCGTCAGCGCCAGCTTGGGCAGCGAGCCCGCACCGGCAAGGCTGTTGTTTTCCCACGCGCTGTAGGTGCCGGGGTACTCGCCGATGCTCTCGGCAAACTCCCTGCGCGTCAAGCCGGTCGCTTCGCGCAGTGCCTTGACGCGCTCGCAGAATTTCGGGGTCATATTCTTGAGCCGTGGGTCGTCTGCTGCCGGATTTCGGGGCACGGCAGGCTCCGGCTCCTTCGGCGGCCGCTCGGCGACCACGAAGCGGCAGGCGGTAGAGCAGGTGTCGCGGTTAAGACATTCGCGGCAGCAGCCGGCACAGCGCCACTCGCCGTAGCGATAACGGTCAGCGTACATCCGCGCGGCGTTCGGGCAGAAGCCGCCGGTATCCGGGCACTTATGCTTGCAGCAGGTCCAGCAGGTCGAAAACTCGCGCACGTTGTTGATCGACCATGTGCGACAGTGGTCAATGACCCAATCCAGCAGCCTGTACTGCGTCTCGTCGTCCATGCGGGCGATCTCAAGCGCGGCGGCCTCGGGCAGCTCGCCCTTCTCCCACGCCTTTGCAATCTGCTCAGATTTGCTCAGCCCCTCGCGGATCACCTTCAGCCGCGCCAGCTTGCTCTTGCTGATCTGGCAGACCTCGGCGACATGGTCGCGCATCCTGCCGGGGAACTCCACGCCCTCCTCCTGCAGCTGGTAGAGCAGCTTTTCCACGCGCTCGGCCTGTGCGCCGAGGTCCGCGTTGGACATGCGGCGCGTGTCGCTGTTGGCGTAGATCAGCCGCAGCTCCCGCATGGCCGGCGACAGCTCGCCGCGCTCCACGATGCAGGGCACCGTGCGCCAGCGCTCCGGCTCGTCGACTTTGCAGATCGTGCGGATGGCGGTCAGGCGCCGGTGACCGCTGACCACGATGTAGCCGCCCTCGTCATCGGGGTCAGGGCGAACACGCAGCGGCTGCTGTAATCCGACCAGCTCGATGTTCTGCGCGAGGGCCTCAATGCCCTCCATGCTGTAGAAGTTTTCGCCGTCGCCGCTGAGCTTCGCCTCGTCGATGTATTCGATCTGCTCCCGTGTGCCCGATTCGGGCACGGCCTCGGGCAGCGTCGCCGCGAACTTCGTGATGTCAAACTTTTTGCCTGCCATATTAAACCTCCTCCATCAGCTCGCCGGCGAGGCAGCGGTAGTCGACCGCCGCGCTGCTGCGCGGGCTGTACTCCCGCATCGGCGAGAGCGTCACCGTGCTCTCCGGCACCTTGTCCGTGCGCCGTATCTTCGTCCGGTACAGCGGCACGTGCTGCGACCGCAGCAGCTTCTCGCACTCGCCCACGACCTCCGCGCTGCGCGTCTGCGTCAGCAGCACACGGGACCGCAGCCCCGGACAGGCCGCGCTCAGACCGCGCAGCTGCGCAATCACGGCGAACACGCCGTCAAGCGAGAACTTGTCGGCGAGCGCGGGAATCATCACCTCACGCACGCTCAGCAGCGCCGCGACGCTCGCGAGCGTGTAGCCGGGCGGGCAGTCGAAGATCATCCAGTCGACCTCGCTGTCCGCAGCAGCGGCCTCGGCGAAGTGGCGCAGTCGTTCCGGCGCGCTCACGCCGTCCTTGATCGCCTGCAGGTCGAGCTCGTAGAGGTCGGAGCTGCTCGGCAGAAGGTCGAGCCCCGGCCGGATGGGCACGAGGTTGTCGCTCCACAGCGGCTCGCAGTCGCCCCGCAGCACATCCGCCGTGGTGGTGAGCTCCAGCTTGTCCGCCCCCGGCAGGAAAAAGCGCGTCAGGTTCGCTTGCCCGTCGCAGTCCACCAGCACCACGCGCTGCTTGTAGTCCGCGACGAGGATGTCGGCAAGGTTGATGGCGGTGACGGTCTTGCCGACGCCGCCTTTGTTGTTCATGATCGCAATGGTTTGCATAGCCTTTTCTCCTGTCTGTCTCTGTCAAAATTTGAAGCCCTCGCGGACCTTGACGCCGTCGCCGAGGTCGGCCTCGACAAGGAACCAGCGGTGTGCGCGGTTGATGTACACGATGCGGCCGGGCAGCAGCCGCGGGAGCTCCCGATGTCCGGGGCCGATGGCCGCGCCGATGTCCGCCAAAATGGCGTGGGGATCTCCGATTCTTGGCATGTCGTTTCTCTCTTTCTCTCGATTTTTTAGAACGGCGCGTTTTTGTCCTCCGGCAATTCTTCGAGCGCCATCTGACCGGGCGCTTCGCCGTCCGTTTTCTCCTTCCGGCCCTTCTCGTCATCGCGGGTGTAGGGCGCAAAGGTCTGGTGCCTGCCGTCAAAGGCAAACACGCCCTTGCCGCGCCGGCCCTCCTTGCTCTTGGCAATCTGGATGACGCGGCATTTCTCCTGCGAGTAGTTCTGCTGCGGGTCGGGCCGGTAGATCATCACGATCAGGTCCGCGTCCTGCTCGAATTGACCCGTCTCCTTGAGGTCGTGCATATCCGGCGCGCGCCATGCCCCGCGCTCGGGGCGCGAGAGCTGCGCCAGCTCCACCACCAGCACGCCGCGGCTCTGGGCGAAGGTGTGCAGCGCGCGGGAGACGGTCGCCATCTGCTCGCTGCGCAAATCGCGCGGATTGCCCTCGGGGACGACCAGCTGCACATAGTCCACAAAGATCACGTCGTAGCCGTAGGTGATGGACTCCGCCATGATGTCGCCCGCGGTCATGCCGCTCGCCTGGATCACATCAAGCCGGCGCTTGGCCGCGTCCTCCGAGCAAACCGCGAAGGTGCCCCAGTCGCGGTCGGTCAAGCGGCTGCGCTTGATCGCGTCGAAGTCAATGCGCATCCCCTGCGTCACGATGCGGTCGCCGATCTTGCCGGCGGACGTTTCGAGACTGAAAAAGCCGACCTTGAGCGTCTTGGCCATGTGATAGGCCATCATCAGGGCAAGGGCCGTCTTTCCGTCGCTCGGGTAGCCGCCCAGCACCACCACGTCGCCGCGCCGGATGAAGCTGTTGTGGTCAAGCACGTCCAGCCCGAAGCCCACATAGTCCGCGGCTGCGCCGCTCGCGTGGCGCGCAGAGAAGTCCTGCAAAAGCTCCAGCATCGGCACGACCTTCACGCCGCGCCGCGAGGTCATCTGCGACTGCAGCTCCGAGAGCAGCGGGCGCACCTCGTCGAGCGTAGCCGCGCCGTTGATCTGCGCCGAGAGGGCGCGGATGCGGCCCAGCGCCGCCTGCTCGCGCATAAGCTGCGCATATTCGCGCCAGCTCGCGCTCGTGGGCGTGACCTCCATCAGGTCGATGAGCTGTTGCTGCTGCGGCGAGCCGGAGGCATAGCCGAGCTTCGCGTTAATCGTGATGGCGTCGGCGTGCCCGCCCTCGCGGAACACCTCGCGCGCCGCCTGGAAGATCAGCCGGTTGGCTGTGCTGGTGAAGTCGCGCTCGTCCACCTCGGCGAGCACCTGACTGACAATGCTCTCATCGATCAGCATCGCGCCGAGCACGGCACGCTCGGCTTCCAGCCCGGCGCTCGGCTGCGCGTCTACTCGGCCCATGTCCACCCTCCGTCCTGACTATCCGGCGGCTGCTCGATGCGGCGCACCGGCTGCGCCTTGGCGCTCTGCGCCGGGCGCTTGGCCGTGGCGTCCGTCCAGCGGTGTCCGTTGAGGAAGGTCGAGGCATACGGGATGCCGACGCCGTCCCGCCACGCGGGAGAGGCCTTAAGCACCTGCAGCGCCCGGCCGATGGTCTCGATCAGCGCGTCGTCGGGCTTGAGCTTGTCCCAGGCGCGCACCGCGCCCATGCGGTTCTCCCCGCGGGGGTAGTAGGCCCAGAAGCCCTCAAAGCGTTCCGGCTTCCATGTCGGCGTCGTTTTGCTGCGCTGTTTTCTCGGCTCCGCGCCGTCCCCCTTGGGGGGACTATAGGGGGGTATAATATAATCTTTAGTCTCTACGTTCTTACTTTGGGTCGGAAACTCCGTTGACGGTGTTTCCCGACGACGGTTTTCACCGTTGTCGGTGTTTTCCGACAACGGTGGCTTTTCCTGCAAAACGTAGGTGTTCGCGGAAAAGCGCCCGCTGCCGTCATGCGACTGCTCGCGCATCAGATAACCGACCTCCTCAAGCCGCCCCACAAGGCGGCGCACCGTGTCCTTGCCGATGCCGCGCTCCTTTGCCATGCCGGAGATGGTGAACTCCCAATCGGGAGGCTTGTCCAGCATATAGGTCAGGAATCCGAGCATTTCAAAGCTCAGGCGCGTGTCTCGGATCGCGGACTTATACAGAACGGTAAACGGCTCACGATGGCCGGACTTTATTACGCCCTCGCTCATACTTTCCTCCATCCAAATAGACGATGATCTTCATCAGCCGCTCCGTGAGAGACGTGACGCCGACGAGGATCAGGAAGATGTCCAGTCCCGTCATGCGCGCGCCTCCTCTCGGAGAGCCTTGACATTTCTCTTTTTCTGCGGTACAATAGCCTTGCAATGGTTTTCAGAGTTTCTCTGAGAGCGTGAACGCTTCGAGGTGCCAGCCTCGGGGCGTTCTTTTTTTGCGCCGTCCGCGTAAATCACCTGATAGGCCGCGGCGATGGTCTCGCGCAAGTCCTGCACGATGTTGTCGAACTCCGGGCGCTCCGCGTCGTCGATCACGCCGTCCTCGGCGATGCGGAGCAATCCGGCCAGCCGGTCCGCTGCGTCGCGCAGGCGGTTGGTCAGCGAGATGGTCGCCATCGGCAGGGGCTTGGGCTCCACCTCCGGCAGGATGCCGAGCCGGTCGGTCGCCTGCGCGTGCTCCAGCGCCAGCCAGCTCACGCCGTAGACCTCGCACATCCGCGCGACGGTCTCGTCCGGCGGTGTGAGCCGTCCGCCCTCGTAGCGCTTGAGCGTTTCGGGCGAGATGCCGAGCCGCTCCGCCGCCTCCTCCTGCGTCAGAAGTGTCGTTTTTCGCCCTCTTTGATAGATATTTGGGTATAACGCTGCCATTGTCTTTGCTCCTCCTTTGTGGTAATGTCAAGCTACCATGTAGCCATCCACCGCGCGAGCGGCACGATGGGGATAATGTACTTCTTGCCGACCTTCTTCGCCGGAAAATCCTTGTCGCCAAGCAGCGCCGCGCGGTCAAGCCCGAGGAGCTTGCTGCTCTGGTCCAGCGTCAGCACCTCTTGTCCGGCAAACTGCTCGCGCAGAGATTGCAGCTGGTCTCGGAACGCCTCGCGCTCTCGCATGTCCTCTCCTCCTCATTTTCCTGCGGCCAGCGCTCTCGCGTCGGCCGCGCCCTTGGCCGCCACCGCGGCCCTCGCCGCCTCGCTCGCGGCGCGAAGCGTCTCGTCGTCGTAGAGGTCGTTGACCTCACACTCCAGCAGCGCGGCGATGGTCGGCAGCTTGTCCGCCGTCGGCATGGCCGCACCGCTCTCCCACCGGCTGACCGCCATCTTGGTCACGCCGAGCCGGCGGGCCAGTCCGTACTGGCTTACTCCGCGCGCCTCGCGCAGCTCCCGGATGCGGAATCTTGTCAAATCTTGTCACGTCCTTTCTCTTGATTTTGCGTGAAATTTGTGGTATACAGTAAATTGTGGATTTACTTTTCGCCGCCGCGCGCGCGGTCGATCGCGCCCTTGTCGACGCAGACGCTGCCGGATGAGATATCTCTCTGCAGTTCCGCGCCCTTCATGACCGCCATCGCCAGCAACTCGCGCGGGATACCGCACCTCTCGCTGATGGAGTTTGCAAGGAGGCCAAACTCGACAACGATGGTCGGCGTGCTCCCCTGCACGGTGACGACCGAGCCGTAGGGCGCGGACTTGATGCTGATTTCAAATTCCCTCATGCCTTTCTCTCCTTTCGTTTCGTGTAAACCTTGCGTTTACCTTGTACGCCTATCTTAAATCCCCAATTCGTGATTGTCAATAGAAAATCCCCAATTTCTGATAATTTGGAGGATTCACCAATTTCTGATTCGGCAGGTTCCCAATGAATAAAGACGTATTTGTGCAAAATGTGAAAAAATACTGTGCATTAAAAGGCGTTAAGCCCACTGTTGCCTGCGACGAAAGCGGAGCGGGAAAGAATCTCATTGGGCAGCTTGTAAATCGTGATACAGTCCCATCGGTTGAGCGTGTCCAGCTGCTTGCACAGTACCTCGGCGTGACCACGTCCGACCTGCTCGGCGAGCAAAACGAAAGCAGCCCGCCCTCGGAGGAGGACAGGCTGCTGGCCGGGTATGACGCGCTCAGCGCGCGGAATCGGGAAAAGCTGGAGGAATATCTGGACCTGCTGCTATCGTCTCAAGATAGGCCATGAGACGCCCACGGTTTTCCGGCGTAAGCCGCCGGTATTTCTCGATGAGGCGTTGGTGTAACTCGGTCAAGTCCTGCGGCGCGCTGTGCTGATCTGACATGTCTATGTACCTCTCTTTACTCGTATTTTAGACCGGCCAGATATTCCATTGTAAAGCGGCCCCGCCGCCCCTGCAACTGACGACGGGGCCTGCGCAGGCGAGCTGACACCTCCGGAGCACCTGCGTGTACTTTTACCATAGCACCTTTTTTGACAAGATTCTGTCGAAAAAAGCAGAGAAACCGTTAAATTCCCGTTAACCTGCGGGAAAATATAAAAAATTGTGCCCGATTCGGGCACGAGAGGGTGTGAAAGATATGGGGACGCGTTTCCGTAAAAGCTTAAACCTTGGACCGCTGCGAATCAACTTTTCGCAGTCTGGTGTTGGTTTCAGCGTCGGCAATAAATTTGGCCGTATTACGCAAAAAGCAGACGGCAATATCCGCACCACGACAACGCTCCCTGGTACTGGCATCAGCCATGTTGAAGAGATCAAAGCCGCGCCAAAGCAGCAAGTCCCGGCAGCGCAGCGCAACTCAAACTATGAAGAGCTTCAAAAGCGCAGAGAAGAAACTCGGAAAATGATTGAAGAGGCGAGAGCAAAACAGGAAACCATTCGTAAAAAATGGGATCATGTTTCTTTTGAGCTTTCCGCTGTTTTTGATGAAAATGAGGACGGCGTTCGCCGCCAAACGCTGCTGAGGAAGATCAAAGAAAAGCGCCCGCCGTTTGACAAGGAGCGAGTTGTTTCCATCGCAGAAGTTGACGGCAGTGAGCCGCCGTTGTTTGTCGTGACCGTCAACGGATATGTTGTCGGGGCTGTGCCGCCAAAAGCTGCCTCGAGCATCGCTGAAAAATGGGAAAGAATTGATTGCATTTCTGCATTTGAGCCGTTTGGGCGAAGCACTGCTCATGACTACTATGGCGCGCAGGTATATGTTAGATTTTTTGCAGAAAACACAGAAGAATAATCACCACGGCCGCCGCCCGGCATGGCGGCGGTCGTTCCATTTTCGCGAAGGGAGGCGGCGCGATGCCGAAATATCCCAGCTATTACGTCCGACCGGACGGTCTGCATGAGACGATCCTCCGCATCAACGGCAAGCGCAAGGCCTTCCGCGGGAAAACCGACAAGGAGGTATGGGATAAGGTCAAGGCGTTTGACCGAGCCCAGCTGCAAGCGGAGATCGACGCGGAGACGACCTTTTCGCGGATCGCGGAGCAGTGGTGGGATGAAGCCGAGCCGAAGCTCGAGCCGAACTCGGTGAAAAACTACAAGCCGGCGCTGCGCCGAGCCGTGGACGAATTTGGGACGCGGCAGGTCGGCAGCATTACCGCCAAAGAGATCGACGCATTCATCCGTGACTTTGCCGCCACGCGGGCGAGGAAGACCGTCGCCATGCAGCTGCAGGTCATCCGCCAGACCCTGCGCTGGGCGGAGCTGCAAGGAAAAACAAATTACAATCCGGCGCAGGCTGTCCGCGTGCCGCGCAATCTCCCGCAGGCGCGGCGCGAGGCTCCCGACAAAGACCAGATCGCCAAGATCAAAACGTCCGCCAATTTGCCCTTTGGTCTGTTCCCGGCGCTGATCTACTACACCGGCTGCCGCAGGGGCGAAGCGCAGGCCCTGACCGGATCCGACATCGACCGCAAAGCCATGCGCGTGCATATCCGCCGATCCGTCTATTACGACCACGGCGCGAAGATCAAGGAACCAAAGACAGCCGCCGGTGTGCGGGAGGTCCCGCTCCTGCCCGCCTTGGATGCGCTTCTGCCGAAAAAATTGCCGCAAGGGTATCTGTTTGCCGAGCCGGACGGCTCGCTGCTGACAGACGGCGATTTCCGCAAGCTCTACAAGACGTACTGCGCTGCCAGCGGTGTGACGGTCTCTCTGCATCAGATCCGGCATGGCTACGCAACCGCACTATTTGAGGCTGGCGTAGACCCAAAGACGGCGCAGAAGCTGCTCGGTCATGCGAAGCTGTCCACGACAATGGACATCTACACGCACGTTTACGGCGACGCAATCGCCGCCGCAGCGGAGAAGATGAAAAAGAGCTTTTAACCAAACCTGTGAACACAGTTGCAAACACAAAATGCGCAGAATGCCTGATATGCAAGGGGCGAAATAGAGTTTCCTCCTCTCGTTCGTTGTAGAAAGAGAAAGCTTGATATTACTGGATTTTCCAGCAATATCAAGCTTTTTCTCAACTTTCATCTTGCTCGTTTCTGCCCGTTTCTGCCAGTCATAGCGGGATTTGTGAACACAGTGATGAACACAGACAATCAGTCCTTGCCCTTGACGATGCCGCAGTAGTAGGCCGACATCTTGGGCTTGGGGCCGGGGCCGTCCTCGTCGAGCAGGAAGGCGCGGGCGAGTTCCGCGAAGAACTCTGGCGTGGCGACGCCGAAGTGGGAGGCGACGCCGTAGTAGTCGGAGTACATCATGTTCACGGCGATCCACCAGCACCAGGGCGAGACCTCGTCGCGGCTCACGCCGAGGCTCTCGGCGAGCGATGAGGTCTGCTCCATGCTCCAGTGCGCGCCGGTGCTGCCGTCCGTGTTGCGCATGTGCTGCGACCACTTCTCGGCGTCCGCCTGGGTAAAGTCGCCGCAGCCGCACAGACTCGGCTCTACCTCGTCGAGCAGCATCCAGCCCTCGAGCATGGCGCGGATCGCGCCGGAGGAGCGCTCGCTGGCGGGCATAGCCATGTACTCAACGAGCGCGCCCTTGATCTTGTCTTTATAGGCTTTAACGTGATCTCTGGTCAGCATTTCCATGCTGCACCTCACAGTTTCTCGACCGTGACCGCGAGGTTGTTGACGACCGACTCCACGCCGCCGAGGATCAGCGACAGGAGCGAGCTCTCGCAGCCGCAGGCGTTGCGCACGATGGCCGTGATGTCAAGGTTGGTGATGCCGGCCGCCGCGACGGTCTGAGACGCGGTCGCGCCGATGATGGCCACGCCGTCCTTCTGCGCGGTCAGGCTGACTGTGCCGGCCGCCGTGGGAGCGAGCGTCGCGGAGATGTTGACGAGGTAGTAGCCCTGCCCGCAGAGCGTGATAGCGTTGCCATCCTGACGGATGTTGCAGCCGTAGCGGCGCGTGGTGGTCCCAAACGGCACAATGCCGCCGACCGCAACGGTCGGTGCGCTGACGTTGGTGGTATAGATCGCAGACTTACTCATATTGATTCGGTCCTTTCATAAAATTTTGAAAGGCGGAGCAGCTGTTGCCGCCCCGCCTTGCCTCGCCAAATAGGGCGTTACCGTATTCCCCTTGCGGAGAAAATGGTTTAGATGTTGCCGTTGTTGTAGGCGCCGCAGCCGGCGACCGCAAACTGCGGCACGATGCCGTAGCCGTAGGGCGTGGTGCGGGGGATGCCGCACAGCGCTGCCTGCAGCTGGAGCTGGTTGATCTGGTTCTGCATGTCCGCCATGCGGTTGCCCGCGATGGCGTCGAGGATCTTCTGCGTCTGCGCGGTGGTGTTGGCGTTGATGCTCGCGGTGTTGAGCGCGCCATTGTAGTTGACGCTGTCGATGCCGCGGAGGATGTTGCAGCAGCACTCCTGCTGATGCGCAAAGCCCTCGGCCGTGGCAGCCTGCAGATCGCGCAGCTCGCCGAGGATGTTGTAATTGCCGTCCTTGACCGCGGCCTGGTTGTCATAGGCAGCCTGACGCACGGCAGCGACGGTCTCGTTGTTCTGGCGCTCGAGCGCCGCGAAGTCGGTGGCTCGCTGAACGTCGCCGACCGTGGCGTTGCGGTCGCCGGTACCGCGGTTGCCCCAGTTGCCAAAGCCGCCGCCCATCAGGGCGAGGATGGCAAAGAGCCACAGGCCCTCATTGCCGAAGCCTCCGAAGCCGCCGCCCTGAACAGCGGCGATGTCGGCAGGGGAAAGACCTTCCGTCATTGTTGATTACCTCCGAAAAATATATTTCCGAACGGTGTGCACCCCGTCTGGATCACTGGAACTGCGCGAGGATCGTCTGCGGGTCGACGCCCTGCTGCTGGCAGAGCGCGTAGAACGCGCCGCGCATATCGGTGCCGCCCTGCTGCGCCTGCCGAAGCTGCGCGAGTATTGGATTGGACTGTGCCATCTGCTCCAGTGCGGCGATGGGATTGCGCGCGGCCTGATAGGCTTTGTAGAGACCAACGGCCCCGCTGACGTCAGGACTGCTCGGCGCTGCTGCTGTCGGTGCGGCGCTTGCCTGCGGGTTTAGCAGGCTCAGCATCGGGTTGGTGGGCACTTAACATCTCCTCCAATCTGGTCAGTCTCGCGCTGAGGTCGTCCACGTTCACCGCGGGGGGCTCGGCGTGCTGGGCAATGTCAAAGGGCGTGACGGTGAGGTAGCCGGCTCCGTCGGTCCGGCAGAGCCAGACGAGGGGCGCGGTGTCGTCGAGGGCGAGCACGGAGCTGTTGGGAGCCATTTGCAGGGCCTCTGCGCCGCGCCTGCCGGTCACATGGATAATTTCATACCTCGGGGCCGCAGAAGCGCGCAGGGCGGGCGCTGTGGGCGCGGGATAGGGGTAATAGGGCTGGTAAGGATTGCCTGCGGGATAATTCATGCGCTGCACCTCCTTTTGTTCTGCCTTTATCGTACCGCGGTTTTCGGCTTGAGAACTGCCCGCAAACTGCCCGCGTTCCGCCTTGCCCATAAAAAAAGAGCGCCGACGATTAGTCGGTGCTCTCGTTTTGTCCGTCTGCAATTTTGCGGTAGGCGCGGCGGCGCAGCTTGGCGAGGCCGTCCACGCTGAGGTGGAGCAGCTCCGCCGCCTGCACGCAGGACCGTCCGCGCACGTCGCACTCGATGAGGCTCGCGGCCTCGTCGGGCGGCAGGTCGAAGGAACGAATGTAGGAAATGGCCCTGCGCGGAGCCATCGCGGAAAGTTGAGCGCGGATCTCTCTGTGCTGTGTGTCCATAGAGGCACCACGGCTTGCAGGCGCCCACGCGAGGGGAAGTGTTGCAGACTTCCCACCGGTTTTCCTTTCCGTGCCCGAATCGGGCACAAATCATTTTACGGTTTTGAGGATGTACGCGGCAAGGTATTCCCCCCATGCCCTTTGCGTCGCGGGGCCGAACGAGTTATCCACATCCAGCTCATAGCCGCAAGCGTTAAGAAGCTCTTGCAGCTTGCCGACCGCCGCGCCCTTGTCGCCGCGCGTGAGCACGGTCTTGTCCGCTGGATATTTCGGCACGCCGAAGCCGCGGATATAGCGCCCGTTGATCTCCAGCGTCCGGTAGCCGCACTCATGCTTGCTGCCCTTGTTCCCCTCGAACACATTGACGCAGTTCCCGACCACGCGCGTCACGATGCCCGTGTGGTTGGGCGCGCCCGTGCAGTCCGTGAGGGCGTAGTCCTTGCGGTCGTTCCAATGGTAGAAGACCTGTTCGCCGATTTTGGGAACGTGTGCGTCGTCCTCGACCCATTGGCCGCGCGCCTGATACCACCGCATCTGCTCGCCGCAGCTGCACTCGATGGGGAGCACCTCTGTCAGGCCGCAGAGGATCGCCGCCGCGGACACCATCGCCGCGCAGTAGTCGTCCGAATAGGCGAGCTTGTAGCCGCGCGGATGGGGGAGATAGCTGTTGTAGGCGTCCACGATGCTTTTATGCACCGCATCGCCGCGTACAGCGCCGACCCAGCCCGTCATGGTCTCAAGAAATTTCTTCATTTTTGCGTTTCTCGGTCTGCGTGCCGAAGTAGAAGGCGATGATGGTCGTGAAGATCGTCAGAAACTCCGTCCCGCTGATGCTGCCGCG